TAAAGGGGGAGTATCACCGAAACGGTTTTCACAAGGTATCTAGTCGCGAGTCTTTGATACCAGCATAATACTGGCGAATCACCAATATAACAAAAGATACTCCCCCTCTATCAATTACTGCTCAGCTAGTTTCTTAAAATACTCTAAAGTATCCTCAGATGTTGATTCGGCTGCAGGTGATGCAACTGGATCAGCAGAACTCTCCTCAATAGTTTCATTGTAATCACTGGTTGTACCAGATGCAGTAACCGTATTGAAACGTGCTTCCAACTCTTGATAACTCTTAAAGTTCTCTGGAGCAAGAATACCTTGAAGTGAATGTTGTTGTTTCCAAACATCCTCTAGCTTAGCATCGTCACCGTCAAACAACGGGGATGGAGAAGCAAACTCTGACTTATCATAATTTGCATAACCTTCCACCTGACGGATTTTAAGTTTAAAGTTAGCACCAGACCAGAAATCAAACGGGTTCATTGGTTCTTCATCTTTAAACTCTGGGTTCATAACACTTTCGATTTTCTCGAAAATCTTCTTACCATATCGAAACAAAAATACTTTACCTTCATTCTGAGCATTTGTTGAATCTTCAAGGACAAGGATATTACTATAGTAACTAAGCTTACGCTTACGGTCACGAGCAATATTCTTATCAGACTCAATACCAGAATTCCACAAAGTAGTATTTGCCTTTGATACAGGGTCATCAGTTCCACTAGGAGCATCAGATCGCGGTGTGGTCAATGAATTCTCAATGTACCATCCACCTGGCCCTTTGAAACCATGCGACCATAAACGAACCCATGGCACATCTTCATTTGTAGGTGCTGGGAGAAAACGAACAACGGCATAACCGTTACCAGTTTTATCACGTTCACACTTCCAAATGCGTTCATCTTCATAAGATGGTTTCTCTGCAAGTTTTTCAACTTGCTTTGTTAATGACTGCAAATTGTTCATTCGGTTGTTCTTTAAATCTTTAAAACTAGACATATGTATTACTCCTTATTTCGTTATATTTCTTAGTATCATTCTAAACATTCATCACATACATTACAAAGGTAATTTTGTAACTTGCTTCTTCATCATATTCAAGTCGTTAGCTTCTGCTTCAAGTTTATCTTTGATAGACCTATTTAGAAGTTTTGCGACCATTTCAATCTCACCATCTATATTGTCAGCATACATAATAATAGCTTCCATGTATGGAATCTTCTTATCTCTAACAAGTTCTTCTATGGTAGTATTAACATCTATGCTCATTTGAACTCCTTAATCTTATCACAAATACCAAGTTTCTTTGATTCCTTTGCAGACAACCAAACATCAGTCGCAGGTAACAAATACTCCCTGATTTTCTTTTCAGACATACCAGTACACTTTTTGTAATGGTTCATCATCCGTTCAGAAGTTAGTTCAAATTCTTTTGATTGAGCCATAAGTTCATGTTCCTTACCCCATGCACCCCAACTCCATTGATGAGACATAATAGAAGTATTGGGAGTCAATAGTCTATGACCCTTAGCACCATTGATAAACATCATAAAACCTGCTGATGCGATTTGTCCCAACCCAACTGTATGAACGGGAAACGGACATCCATTCATAACATCAATTACAGCAAACGCAGCATTCAAGTCTCCGCCGGGAGAATTAATTATTATCTGCAAACATTTAGGTCTAGGCCTTTGGAAACTCTTAGTAAGAATAAAAGAAATAAGTTCTTTACAAGTCTCTTGACTTACCTCTTCCATGAAAAGGTATACACCTTTTTCTTCTGGAGTTGCGGGGCCCTTCTTTTCTTTATCAGACATTTTATCCCCCATTGTTAAGTATTATCTATAAGGATCAATGTAAAAAACATGATCCCCTATTGTTGCTACTTTTAACATATTACGATTCCAGTATGGGTCAACATCATTTCTATGATAATGAGTAGCACCATGTAGAAAATCATTAACTTCCCATCGTTCACCGAAGTTTTTAATATGTACTCCAGGCTGTTGTAACATTGCTCTGGCTATTACCTTTGAAACTTTCCATGCAATTCTATCTTTAGGTATATCAGATAGTCCATCACAAAACCATGAAAAGTGACATCTGTGTTTTACTAATTTTCCATTTTTGTAATTAGCTTGTTTTACTACTTTACAAATAGAGTTTGGAAATCTTCTACTCTTCACTCTGTTTATAGTTACAAGCGCAACAGCAATCTGACCCTTAGTAGTTTGATCTCTAGCTTCATAATAAATATTCTTAGCCATGCAAGTAATTTCTTCATTTGAAACTTTCGTAAATCCACTAAGGATTAGAAATGAAAATAATAGTATAAATGTTTTCATAATAAAAAAGAGGGATGGTTGCCCATCCCTCTCGGAGAATTAAAGACTAAACACCCCAATGGGAATTCAGTGCTTTACGACAAGCAAAGACATCCTTTGCTCCACCATCAAGATCACAATCCTTGAAAGCAGTTTCGCCAGTAGCAGGTGAAGTGTAAATCTCTACCCAACGAGGCAGTCCAGTTACGTCTGCTTCAGCTTTGGTGATTTTACGAGCATTCTTCATTCCTACTTTTGGTTGACCAACAATTGTGTTACGCATAAAATAAATCTCCTAAAAATTAAACATCAAATTAGTGATGAGTCATTCATCACTTTAGTATAACCATTATATCATAATGGTCATGGTAATACAAGGAACTATTTGTCCTTGTTTGGAGCGGGAGAAGGGGCTCGAACCCTCAACATCCTGCTTGGCAAGCAGGTACTCTACCATTGAGCTACTCCCGCATGGCTCTGGTATCAGGAATCGAACCTGACAACGGGTGATTAACAGTCACTTGGCACACCTTGCGCCCTTACCAGAATAATAAGAGGTAGTTTTTCTGTTGCTAGGAAAACTACCAAACCCCGCTACTTAGTTATTAAGCAGCAATCGCAAGATCGTAATCGTTTGCGTTTGTGATTTGATTGATGTTTTACAAGGCCAACAATCATCCTTGTGCTGTCCTACACATTTCCCTCATCCTGTCGAAACCTAGTCAGCCCCATATTAGGTATTTGGTGGAGCTGGCGGGAATCGAACCCGCGTCCAAAATGTTTCCATGTATAGGATTATACAGCAATTCTAATAATCTCTGCTATCTCATAAATTACAACACCAAGACATACAAGTGTCACTACAAATATAGAAACCTCTACCCATTTACTAGTCATTGAAAAATCCTTCCAAAGCTTGTTTAGGTTTAACTACTTGTTTAGGTTCAACTACTGGAAACTCAGCATAAGGTATATCAGTATTTAGATAATGTTCAACTAATTCCTTTGATATAAAATGATAACCATGTTTATGCATCGGAATACAATCTGGATATGTTTTAGAAATCTCCATAAGGGTTGGATGTTTCATTCCCTCTGCAATTGCTTTTGCAGATGAAGCATTACCAACGAATAGCTTAGAACCTTTTATGATTTGTGCAGTTTCTAAAGCATCCTTTACTACAATCCGTTTTGGTTCAAACTTATACCTATCAACAAATAAATCGTATTCATTATCTAACCCGATAAAACCACAATCATAATCCTTACATAATGTATAATCAAAGTTTCTAAAATCATGTTCTTTAGAACCTTGATTTTTCCAATCATGGTATCTATCTGTAATGTTAATAATAATATCTGCAACGTGTTTTGGTTCTATATTAGTAAGCCATGGTTTTTCATCAGACCAGATTAAAGTATCTCTATGGGTATCTAAGTCAATCTCTACATTCCCATAAGATAAATGTTCTGACTCCAACGACAACTTACTAATCTTTAATGGAAAATGGTGAGCTCGGATACCAGCACATATCAAATGCATATAAGTTAAGTTTCCTCTAAGATATAACTTATACAATGCCTGATAGTTACTGAAATCCAGCTCACAATCATTTCCGTTTGAGGAATACTCAACCCTACCAATGTAAGGTTGAGCTTCTAGTAAAGGTTTGAGGTATTCGCATACCCCTTCCCGTTTGATTTTATAATACTTAGTTCCACCTCTCAAATACACAGCAGGCAAACTATATATTATATCCCCAATCTTTGCTATGTGATACACTCCGTTTAATGTCATA